AATTAAAACTTCATGCTTGTGTAACTTTGTTTAATCTCTGTGTAACATCTATGTATTGAATTGTAACAACCACCTATGGTATAATGATAATGTAAGATGATAGTATATGATGATAGAATGGGGGTGATATTGTAGGTACGTATCGGGTAGAAGTCCACCCGATAAGTGTACCCTTTCATAAGGACGAAACCAAGGGGTTAGTCTACCCTAACGGAACTACCATACCATAGGGGCGGTATATACACGTACTATGGGCCATGGCAAGCCCCCTATACCATGCACGTATAGGGTATGTACTTTGAGAATTGAATATTGCGCTATGGCTACTCGGTACTAGGGAAACATGCATTTGCGTGTCAAGGAAAGGGGGTAGCAAACATAGCCTATATACCCCTTTGAAAGGGTATATAGTACGAAGCATACCTACATGGTATGTTTCGACACTATATATCATTTCAAAGCTACAAAGTAGCAGAAAGGAAAGAACTATGGAAAACAAGAACTTCACTAAGTCAGTCACTCTCAATACTGTTACTGTTTTGGGGATGAATATGAAAACATTAGCCCCCGAAACTAGAGAGTTTGACACGCTGTACAATGTACTTAGCAAGTACAGTTCCGATGATTTTACCGCATGCAAAATCATGGATGTACAGACAATCACCGTTAAAAAGGCGTTGCCGATTGACAAGTTCATCGCTAATGCGGAAATCATCGAAAATCCGACGCCCAAAGCAGGAACTATCACACGCACTATTGGCAAAACCCTAGTACACTATACCGAACTTACTAAGGATGACAAAATCAACAAGGGTAGTTTTACGGTTAACGGAGAACTTGAGTTGCCGAAAGTACGTAAGGCAATTAGAGAATTTTTACCCACCGACTCTGTATACAGAGTTGATAGCTTTGTAGTAAAGCAAGTTTCTTATCGTATGAGTAATGAAAAGTACATCGAACTTGCCAACAAGGAAGCGGAAAAAGGAAAACAGGCCTAACAAGCCTGTTTCCTTTCTATCATTCTACTATACAAGGGGTTTTATCATGAAAAACTACGCAACAATGCTAATAGAACAAGTAGCACGCTACAATGTACAGGAAGCAATTACACAACTTATCACGGAAGCATGCAATGCACTAGACACGGACATCATAGAAGATATAGAAGCATGCAATCAATTGATAGAATGCTATAACACGCTTTACAATGCAGTGCACAATACACAATTCTAAAAACGCTCAGCAGAACGACGCCCTGTATAGGGCGGTAATGCTACAGTCTTGTCGTAAGTCAAGACAGCGTAAATATTCTAGGCTACTATAGTAGCAGAAAGGAACATACCATGTCATATTCTACAAAACAGAGAGAAGCAATCGCACGTAGCGCCTACAATCGCTACAGAGAATTACCGTTGTCGTTCACGCTAGATAACGCATACGGCACGCACAGCTACAACAAGGACCGTGCATGGAGATATTGTGAAAATCTTCAAGCACAATACAACGGATGGGGGTTAAAAGTAATTAGCTATAACACCTTCATTTTCACAGCAGGATTCTACTTCACAGATAAAGAAACGGGAGTGTTACGCTTCATGTACATTACACCTAGCTACGATACACCCATTGACTGCTAACAAGAGCAAGCGCCTTCTGGGCGCTACTCTTTGAGAGTATCACAATAGCATGGTACTTTGAAAGAGTAGCACTCAGCTACTACACTAATCTTCTAGGCTACAAGAGTAGCAGAAAGGAATTATCCATGGAAAACATCATGAACAAGTCTATCGAGAATCTCAGCAAGCAGATTGCAAAACTGCAGGCAGTAGAAAAACTGCTCAGTAACATTAAGAGTGAGATGCAGTGGTGCTACAAGTACGACTGTGCGAACTCGACCTACACTGATGAAGTTATCGATGCAGATGGTCTCGAAGCGTACACCGCTGTATACAAGGATATCTGCAAACTGTACAAACTGGGCGACTGCTAATCAGAAGACAGCTCTCATCGAGCTGTAATGATAGCTAACTAGTTCTAACTCTAGTAAGCAGTCATAAATACATTTGCATAGCTACATAGTAGCGGAAAGGAACACACCATGTCACCTGCACAGAGACAGCGTATCCTCAAGTTAAAGGAAATGCACAAAATCATGATTAACATCAGCAATGAAGATTACTACTTCTCGTGGATACTAACTGGAGTACCTGATGAGCCGTCTGAAGACGACTATGAGTACATTGCTGAAAACGATGAAGAGTACAGAGATGTTTGCGCTACGTTTGCTAGACTCTTCACGCTAGCTGTAATGAACAACGAAGTAAAAATCTTATACTAAGAAGGGAGGACACTTAGATGTACGAGTATCCAGTCAGGTTATCAGAAGTATATCAGGCAATTGTAGACTATGGCATTGCCACAGCAGATGAAGTCGACTTGTGTACAGGAATTCACGGTTTCAATCGGGAAGAGCTGAACAACATTGTATACTACAGAACAGGGTACAATGATATCAGACAGTTTATCGATGAGGAGGTTCACAATAATGACGTACTATAAAGCAAAGCAGGAAGTTAGATTTTATGCACCAAGAAACGGTCACCTATGCTACAGAGGTTTCGTCCCAGAAGAAGCACTGTTGACACTTAAGGAATACAGGAATCTGATATGCTCGGAAACGGCTATTCCTTCAGATAAGTTTGACAAAGTAGAGTTGAAGCCCAGACAGACATACACGTTCTTTGGCTTCCGCTTCTCTTATGACGATGCAGACCTTTACTCAGACGACAATACGGTTCTTAGATAAAACTATCACTCGGCTACACAGAGTGAGGCAGGCTTAACCGCCTGCTGTAATGTGCGGTCTGGTCACAAGCCCAGACAGCCGAACATCTAGAAAGGGGATGAAAGAATGATTTACTACAGAGCTTTACGAGACTGTACTCTGTACGGCACTAACTACTTTGTGCCAGAAGATGCGCTGATAACTTTAAAAGAATATCAGCGTATCACTCATTCAACTAGGAAGCCATCGCCTCGCGTGTTTGAAGTGGTGGAGATTCCAAAATGTTACGTGTACTTTAGCTTTGGATTCAGATATCCATACAGCGGAGCAGAAGAATACGCAAAGGAGATTAATTATCATGACAGACAGAATTAAGGTAACTATCTACAAGGACGGTCAGCTGTTAGCTAGGCACAATAGCAAGCAGTTCACAGACGCACAAGAGCTGTTAGCACATCTGATTGACACGATGAATACAGCTACTACAATGGTAGAACTTAACAGAATTCACAACATGTATCTGGGCGGTCTCAGAATGCTTCAACAGGTATCGCTGATGGACGCAGAAGAGCGGTTCGACTGGATGGAAGCAGAATACAAGGACTACTTCCGCAATGTACAGCGAATTAGAAGCAAAGAAGGGAGAGAAGTATAATGGAAATTAACTTCGGTTTTGATGACCCGACTGAGACAGCTATCTTTGTGCTCAATGCTAGACTGTACAAGGATTGCGTAGACGACAAAGAGCGTGCTAAAACTTTTGCTGAGAAGAATCACTTCGCTCTTGTGTGGGTACAGACACTCACACTGCTCATGGAATATGGTCTGCTGAATGCTGACTTCAAGAAAGCATTTTGTGAACTACTGGGATGTACTTTCTTTGACGATGAAGAGCAGAACTGGTTACAGTTTGACGATGATGGATTTACTGAAGAGGAGGATGCAGAAAATTGATTGTGTATGATGTTTTCAAGAGAGCCATGTTAGGCGCACCTAAGGACATGGAGATTGTGTGCTCAAATGTGCTGAATGCATACAAGTATGATGTGGCTAATTCAGCAATTGACGATAGACCATTGCAGTATTTAAGGTGGTTTAATCTAGTCAGAGATATGCACACGTTACTGCTCATAAACTCAACAGCCAAAGACCAATTAATTGAGGAAATGCAGAATTTTATCACTTCACTTCGTTCATAATTTGTTTACATCTATGACATACGGAGTTCATAAGTTTCCTCTATACTTATAGTATCATGTTTCCCATGGTGCTTCCTTTCACTTACCACATTTGTGTGGGATGAAATACTCCCACATCCTTCTGGAGTGTTACGCAAATTTACGGTTGCACACAGCATCTCCCCGACTGTGAGTGGTTCGACCCCACTACACTCCACTGCCCACAACCTCACCAATATGGGCAATGGCATTAACTAAAACACTAAAAGAAAGGAGAAGGAAGATGGCAAGAATCCCGATGGTTACTAGAACCATGAGCACTGCTGTAGTTACGTGCTTAGTTGCTGATGTTGAGAACAAGGCTCTCACTGAAGTATGCTACACGCTCCCCAGACCGCTCAAGAAGAAGACTCAGCTCGTTAAGGCTATGACCGCAATGGCTGAGAAGGATGGCTACAAGTTCTGCGATATCGTAAGCTCTGATGTAGTCACCAAGAAGTACGGCATGACCGAAGAAGAATTTCTGTCTCACGCACACGAACTCATCTAAGAAAAGGAGAACCTCAAATGTCTGATTTCAACTCTACTATCGTAGCTTCCTCTAAGGAACTCACCACCAAAGAAAAGTTTGCGCTCTCTCACGAATCAAACGCAATCGCTCTGGATAAAGCGCTTATTGATGAAAACTCTGAGCCTATCATCATTGATGTAGCAATGTGGGTACAGCGTAAAATCCATAACGACAACGCTCGCATGAGCAGACCTGATTATGAAGACCTCATTCTGGTTGACAAGAATGGTCTCAAGTATAGTTCTGGTAGCGACACTCTTATTCGCAACTTCAAGGACTGTTGGGAAGCTATCGAGCAGATTCGCAAGGAAGGTGACGAAGCTATGCTTCAGGTATTTAAGAAGCCTAGCCGTAATAATGTGGGTAAGTGCTTTATCACCTGCACTATCGTGTAACAAGTAACTTGCATAAATCAAGGGCTAGTATTACGCTAGCCCTTATTTTTATTTATAAAGGAGAGTAGAAATGGCTTCATATAGAGAGCTTATGAAAGAGCTATACAGGCAGGCTCTTGAGATGGCTGAAGCGTACGAAAATAGTGGTATAGATATCTCGTCATATGACATATCTCCACCTAAACACTATTCAGAATCACGTAAACGCAACTACGACCGCTATAAAAAGAAGCTAGAACAAGCGCACCAAGAATTCTATGAATCGATGGTAAAGCCTGTTTATGACAGGATGAAGGAAGAGGAAGAGAGCAAGTATTCCAATGCTGACTATGATGACTATGCAGACCAGTCAAATGATGACCCAGAATATATTCCTAAGGATGAATATGTATGGGATAATTATATGACACACTTGGAATACTACAAATTTGCTCCTAATGTAAAAGAAGCAATTGACCTTATCTACAGCAATAAGGAACACTATATGCCTCTGATTATAGAAGGAGACCGATATGGTGAATTGCCAGACATTCATTATGTCGGCAGTTACGAGTACGCCCAAGACATTGGTGCTCAAGTTATCGAATATCTTAGCACCATAGACAACACCGTTCATGGCTTTATTCAAGACGAGGGATACGCTACAGGAGATTACTATTAAAGGGGAGCATTATGGCACTTGGGAAACGGTTATTTGCGGCAGACCTAGAGACAACAGTATTCAAAGGTCAGACATACACTGAAGCGTGGAGTGCCGCTTGCGTAGAGTTTTATACAGAGGATGTGCACGTATATCACTCTCTTCCTGAGTTATTTGACTACTGGTTTTCTCTCAAACAAGACTTGGTAGTGTATTTCCACAATCTTAAATTTGACGGTGCTTTCATCTTAGACTGGCTAACTAACAAAACTGATTTAGTTCCTGCTCTCGCACATAAGTCTGAAGCTGAATACGATGTGTACTTCCTAAAGAAATGGAAGATGGAAAATAACAGCTACAGCTATCTGGTATCAGATGTTGGGCAATGGTATTCAATGCTGATAAAGAAAAACAGCCATTATATAGAAATAAGGGATTCGCTAAAATTGCTCCCGTTTTCACTTAAGGCTATTGGAGAAGCCTTTAAAACTAAGCATCAAAAGCTAGACATGGAATACAAAGGGTTTAGATATGCAGGATGTACAATTACAGATGAAGAGATGGAATACATCAAAAACGATGTACTGGTGCTGAAGGAAGCTCTGGAGTATATGTACGAACAGGGGCACACACGCTTAACGATTGGCTCTTGCTGTCTTTCGCAATTCAAGTACATGACAGGAAAGCACGTATATGAATCGCTCTTTCCTGACTTGTATGACATACCAATTGACTTTGACACATATGGCGCTAAAACTGCGGGTGATTACATTCATCGCTCGTATCACGGTGGATGGTGTTATCTCAAAAAAGGTATGGAGACCACAATAATTCATGGCGGACTTACAGCAGATGTAAACTCACTCTACCCATCTGTAATGCACTCAGAGTCTGGTTCAATTTACCCTTATGGAAGACCAACATTTTGGAGCGGTAACACTATACCAGATGAGGCTCTGGAAGAAAACAGATACTTCTTTGTGCGCATCCGTACTAAGTTCGACATTAAACCAAACCATCTTCCTTGCATTCAGCTCAAAGGGAATTTCCTATATGCACAGAATGAATGGCTAGAACATTCCGATATTAGAAACGCAAACGGAAAACGACTTAGGTTTCTTGACCGAGATGGAAATGTTGTAGACGACAGGGTAACACTGACGCTGACGATGACAGATTTCTATTTGATTAAGGAACATTACGACCTTAGAGAGTTCGAGGTTCTTGACGGATGTTGGTTCAGAGCACGAAAAGGTATGTTCGATGAATATATCGACTATTATAAGAAAATAAAGATAACATCCAAGGGTGCGGCTAGGACGCTTGCTAAGTTGTTCCTGAATAACTTGTACGGTAAGATGGCTGCCAGTAAGAACAGTAGCTTTAAAGTCGGTGAACTGAGAGAGGATGGCAGTATCGGATTTTTTACCGTTCCAGAGAATAATAAACAAGCAGGATACATCGCTGTAGGTTCAGCCATAACTAGCTATGCACGTAACTTCACTATTAGGGCGGCTCAGAAAAACTACAGTCACTTCATTTACGCTGACACTGACAGTATCCACTGTAACTGCACACCAGAAGAACTTATCGATATACCAGTTCACCCTACAGATTTCTGCCACTGGAAACTCGAAAGCTATTGGGATATTGGATGGTTCGTAAGACAAAAGACATACATCGAACACGTAACACACGAAGACCAAGAACCAATTGCGACACCCTACTACAATGTAAAGTGCGCAGGAATGCCAGAAAAATGCAAGCAATTATTTGTTCGAAGCATGGAACACAGACCCATCACAGAATCGGAAAAGGAGAAATACAATGAAGATGAGCAACAAACTATTCGTGCTAACTATGATATCACTGATTTTAACCTTGGTCTTAAGCTGTCGGGTAAGTTAATGCCAAAAAGAATCAGAGGTGGTATCGTACTGCTTGATACTACTTACGAAATGAGATAAAATACAAATAGGGTAGTTCCATTTCTGGGGCTACCCTATTTTTGTATCTGTAACAAATGTGCTCAAAAAGCGGTTCGCAACACCGACAAATGATGACTGGCGCTGTCTTCCAAGCGTGCTTCCCAGTTCATTCAGTTTGAGACGCATCTGCGGATACCTAGTAAGACAAGGCTATCAGCACTACTTCCTTGCATTCGAGGTTTTTAAAACGAAAACATCCGTTCCTGAAATAGTACCTAAGAGTGTCTAGGAAAAAGTCGTTGTTCTTTAACATTACATAATTCACACGGTGGTCATCCGTTGTAATGGCAATCTTTTTTGCAAAACTGGAATCCGCTTTGTCATCACAATAAATGATTCCATGTTGCGCATATTCACGAACACCATACTCTTTACCCTTGTAGCGCAAAGTACAGACATACTTCCCATCGCCTCGTGGCTTTTCTATGAAGGCGGTATTGTCGTTCAGGTACAAATTCTCGCTAGCGTATTTAAGGTACGTGCTGTCTGCGAACGCTCTGTTAAAAGCACTCGTCTTTACAGCTTTCGATGCCTCGCTGTTGAAGGTGTTCTCCAGTACGAAACCGTCTCCCTTCATGAACTTAGTGTCTTCACGAAGTCTGGAAGAAATACCCATGGCAGTGTAGTACGGGTTCAGTATTGTAACGGCATTAGATACCATGTATACTGGAACGTATCTCACCATCTGGTTCTTTCCTCTGGCGATAGACATATGAACCGACTGGAATTTAGTCAGTTCTTCGTTGCAGTAGTGATTAGTTTCGCTCTGGAATTCGTCAAATAGGATGCGTTGCACATCATTGAACAGGTGCGAACATTTCTTGATAACATCTGCCTTGTTTAATGCAACAGCATAACCGCACGGAACGTCGTCCATGAGAAGCTCGTGAAATGAGCCTTGCATCATACTTTTGGATGACATACTATGCGTAGGAAAGAAGAGCGTCTGGATATCCTTAAAGAATCTCTCAGCGCAATTACTAAGTTCGTAGTTAAATCTGTACAGCAGGCAGAACTTTTCTTTCTTGTCTAGCCAACGATTTACAAGCAATCTGTTGAAGTACGTAGTTTTCCCTGCTGTGCGGTTACCTGAACAAATGTAGATTTCTGGGCGCTCTCCGCTCAGGTCTTTCATGGAAAGCAATTTTGTGCCGTCATAATAATCTGCCATAGTTAAAAATCCTCCCACTAGATTATAACATAATTCTTGACTTGCTGCAAGTCTTTTGATATAATTAAGGGGAAAGGAGGACTATGCCTATGAGTGAATTTGCACAAGTCCTGACTACCCTGATTGGAAACTTGGGCTTTCCTATTGCATGTGTGATTGCCATGTTTTACATGTGGAACAAGGAAAGAGAAGAGCACAAAGCCGAGTCTCTCAAATGGGTAGAAGCCATTAACAGGAATACTGAAGTTATTGCTAAGTTAAGTCAACGACTGGAAGGAGTGCTAAAATGACTAAAGAAGCGTTCACAGGATACATTGATTGGGACAATCGGGAAGTGTACGTAGACTTTGGAAAGGGAGAGCCTGAAACACTCTTTATCCACTACGACATTGAAGAGATGGCTAGGCAGGTCATTGCAGGTTACTGGGGTAACGGCGAAGAACGTGTACAACGTCTTTTGGGTGCTGGCTACACCGATGAGCAAATCAGTGCTATTCAGGATTGTGTGAATAAGATGATGGGGTATTGACATGGCTTGGCATTGTAAGGTGTATTATGGCTATGACCGCACTTCAAATGAAGCGATTGATAACGCAAAAGAGATATACAATAACCTATATTCTCTTGGGTGGACGCTTAAAGCTGTATGCGGCGTGCTAGGAAACATGGGTTATGAGAGTGGATATAACCCCTGGAGATGGCAGAACGATAACATTCAGCCTTACCAGACTTCCAATTATGGTGAAGAACATGCGTATGGTCTGTTTCAGTTCGATAACGCTACTAAGTATCAGCAAAACTCGTACGCTAAAAGTCTTCCAGAATATGGACCGAATTGGTCTGATAGAAGCGGACTAATTACAGACGGAATAGCGCAGTTAAAATACGTGAACTCGTATGCTGATTATATCGAGAGAAGCGATTATCCGTTATCGTTTGCTGAATACAAAGCTAGTGAGGCTTCCCCTGCATACTTAGCCAAAGTATGGCTCTGGAATTACGAGAGACCGAATCAGTCTAGTGGCGAAGCAACAGAAAGTGGAAGAGCTTCCGAAGCTACGTATTGGTATAGCGTTCTTAGTGGCTATAATCCTCAACCGCCAATACCCACTGAGGTGACTAGCCCAATGCCCTTCATGATGTACTTAAGAAGGAGGATTTTTTAAATGGCAGTTTTATCTCGTGATGACTATCTTAACCGCTTGCGTACACTGATTGGTGATAACACTGACGATGATTCGCTTAGTCTGATTCAGGATATGACCGAAACATATGACACGCTACAGGGTGAAGATTGGCACACAAAGTACGTAGAAAATGACAAAGAATGGAGACAGAAATACCGTGACGCATTCTTCAACGGTAAACCTTCTGCTCCAGAGTCCGAAGAACCCGAAGAGCCTGACAGCTCTCAAATCACAATTGAATCTCTGTTTAATTACAAGGAGGATTAACCTATGGCAACTCGTCCGAGAATTGCAACCCTTACGAACTCCAGTGTGGATGTTCTTAACGCTATTCGTAATAGCGCTTCTATCGATTATAGGAATTATGTTCCTTTAGCTACCCCTGATGCTGATGTTATCCGCTCTATTGGTGCGGTTATTATTGATAACCCTCAGCTTCAGAATGAATTCCTGAGTGCTCTTATTAACCGTATCGGTAAAGTTATCGTTACTTCTAAGATGTACCAGAATCCGTGGTCTGTATTCAAGAAGGGTGTTCTTGACTATGGTGAGACTATCGAAGAGATTTTTGTAGACCTTGCTAAGCCGTTTGAATATGACCCTAATACTGCTGAAAATACTGTCTTCAAGCGTGAAATTCCTGACGTGCGTTCTGCTTTCCATGTTGTAAACTATGAAAAGTATTACAAGCAGTCTATTCAGCGCAGAGACCTTGAGCGCGCTTTCCTTAGTGTTAACACTGTTGGTGATTTTATCTCTAAGATTATCGATGCTATGTACACTGGTGCTAACTATGACGAGTATCAGGTTATGAAGTATCTGCTTGCCAAGAGGCTGTATGACGGTCTTATGCACACTGAACTGATTGATACTACGACGTCTGATAATCAGTACAAGGCACTCGCTGCCCAGATTAAGGGTGTATCGAATGACCTTACCTTCCTTAGCGGAAAGTATAACCCGATGGGTGTTAAGACTAAGGCTGAGAAGCGTGAACAGTATCTCATTATCAATACTAAGACGGATGCTCTTATGGACGTTGAGGTGCTTGCCAGTGCGTTCAACATGGACAAGGCTGAGTTCATGGGACACCGCATTCTGATTGACGGTTTTGGCAATCTTGACTGGGAGCGCCTTGAAGAGCTGTTTCCTAATGATACTTTTGAGCAGATTAACCGGAATATTACTACTACTCCCGTTATGGAAGAGCTGAATAAAGTTCCCGCTGTTCTTGTTGACGCTGACTTCTTCCAGATTTATGATAAGCTGAATGAATTTGGCGAACTCTATAACCCCGAAGGTCTGTACTGGAACTACTGGTATCATACTTGGAGAATTTTCTCTGTTTCGCCGTTCGCTAATGCAGTTGCGTTTGTAACTGAGCAGGGCACTATTACGTCCATCACTCTTACTCCTTCGACTGCTACTATTGCTCCGGGCGAATCTTTACAGCTTAGCGCTAATGTGAACTGGTCTGGTAATATGCCCATGCCCATGGATTCTAGAGCCATCAGCTTCAGTATCGAGAATGAAGACGGGGAAGAAGATGAAGATAGCGGTGTTACGGTATCTGCTAGTGGACTGGTTACTGCTTCAGCAGAGGCTACCACTGGAACTTACACTGTAATTGCCGCGTCTGTTGCTAACCCCAATGTGAGCAGAACTGCTACCATTACCGTTCAGTAAGATTCAATGCCCTTCTGCCTAGGGCTTGAATATCTTCCTTCCGAGGGGAGTGAAATATCTCCCCTCTACTTTAAAGAAAGGAGAAAGGTTATGTACATTGCTCCTAACTCGACCGTAAGACTTTGCAACGGTATCCCCTATGACTCGTCTTATCAGCACACGATTTATTTTAGTTCGCCTTCTGAACAGCTGACATATTTTGTATCTAAAACAAAGTTCACACTGGAGAGAAATTACTACGTGCGAAGAGAAAGAGGTACTATCAAAGTTAAACTTCCTATAGGTAGCGTTATTGACTGCAACTATATGCTGTTTAAAAACACTTCCTATGAGAATAAATGGTTTTATGCTTTTATAACTGATATTGAGTTTGTCAATAATGAAACTACTAGAATCAGGTTCGTACTGGACTATATCCAGACATATCTATTCGATATAGATTTTTCTAAAAAACAGTTCATTGAGCGTTATACTCAGCCTACTGATGTGGCAGGAGATAATCTTATTCCAGAAAACTTTGAGACTGGCGAGTATGTAACTACTGGTCGTCAATTCTCTGGGTTGCTTTCTGACCTAGTATATGTGCTAGCTGTCACAATACCTTTTCAGTCGCCAACTAACTTTAACTTTGACGTGCTAGGCGGATTTGAATATGACGGCATATACAGTGGCTTATGTTATGAAGTGTTCAATACTGCTGATGAATTAGGGTACTGGATAATGACATATAACACGGTAGGTATTACAAAGAGAATTGTTGGTGTTTTTATGATGCCTGCTGATTTTGCTCAAAACTGGAGAAGCGTACAGCCTGACCCTTCTACGCCTGTATGGGAGAATCTTGCTAGAACAGTTTCTACTGAAATGACATTGCAAACAGTCAATCTTAATTCGCTCGTAGATACCGATGTTCTTGACGAGGATTACGCACCTAGAAATAAAAAACTGCTAACTGCCCCGTATAATCTTATCCATGTGACAAACGGTGAAGGACAAGAAGCTGACTTTGGATTTGAATATTTTGACCGGAGTAGAGCAAATGGTAAAATTAGCTTCGGAATAGGGTGTACGATGACAATGCCACCAACAGCTTGCTGTATCCCGAGATGGTATAAAACTGTCGGCAGTGAATACAACTACAAAGAACTGCTAATGATGAATCATTTTCCGCAGTGCTCGTACAATTCCGATACCTTTAAAGCTTATCTAGCACAGATAGCATTGCCTGCTTTAGCAGGTGCAATTACACCTATGGTCGGACTTGGCGCAACTGCAATAGCAGGCGGTGTAGCAAATGCGGCTAGCGATGCAATGGGAACAGTTGGCGACTATCACTACTCTAACTACGTTGGCGCTCCGAACTTATTACCGCCACCCAGTGTTCCCAGATTATCCGCGCCTCAGCAACCAGAGAAGTGGGATTGGCAACCTGCTGAATCAATCGAACAGCCTAACATTGAAACCAAGACATTTGTACCATCTTCTAAGTTAATAGCAGGTGTTGTTGGAGCAAGCGTAAGCAGACTAACTAACCCGCCTCATTCAAAAGGACAAGACACTAGAGATGTAATGGCTTCTCTTGGTAAAAAAGACTTTTGCTTTGAGCACCTTACTATTACTAAACCTTTCGCTCAAATCATTGACAGCTATTTTGATAGATTCGGATATGCCTATCATAAAATGGACACTATTAATTTGCACACTAGACCAGAGTGGACGTATATCAAGACTTGCGCTAGTGATTTTCACGGAAATTTTCCGCAAGATGTTGCTACAACTATTGATAGCATTTTTGACAATGGAATTACCTTCTGGGCAAATAGCATCCATGTAGGAAATTATGACCTGAATAACGCACCTGTTTAAGAAAGGAGAACCCCTTGAGAAAAAAGACACGAAGTACTGGTGAACGAATGTTCTGGGAAAGTGGCAAACTTAACAACGCTACGTTTATCCAGTACTATAATCGTCTAGTTGAACTTAGCATTTCTATGTTTGACTGGCAAGGATTGCCTGACAGCATAGACCCTAGATTTCTGGAGCTTGGGCTGTTTAGTGATGGAAAAATGGTGTTCTTTAAAGACGAAGCGCTTGCTGTTCCTAATACGGACGATAGTGGGTATCTTTGTCTTAGAGCAGCAGTTGGAGGACCGTACAATGTATATAATGTTCCAAAAACTCGCCATGTATATGCCACAGACAACTATCAGCATGAATGCACTGATAAAGACAGCGTTATCATCTGGAATAATCAGCTCAGGACACCCAGTAGATTGGATGTAGAGATGTTCGCAGAACGACTTTACCTTTTCGACCGCATAATCGATGTAAATGTAAAGTCTCAAAAAACACCAGTTCTGATTAAATCTAGTGAACAACAGCGTCTTCCTCTTCTTAATCTGTACCAGAAATATGACGGTAATCAGCCGTTCATCTTTGCTGACAGCTCATTGGATGCAGGAAATTTTGGTGTTCTTAAAACTGATGCTCCGTACGTAGCTGACAAAATCTACCAACTTAAAAACCAATACTGGAATGAGTGCCTGACATATCTCGGTATTTCTAACCTTTCCTTCCAGAAGAAAGAACGACTTGTCACGGACGAAGCTATTCGCAGTATGGGTGGCACAATTGCTAGCCGATATTCAAGATTGCAAGCTAGAAGAAAAGCGGCAGATGAGATTAACAGAATGTTCGGTCTGAACATCACCGTTGATTATCGCGAAGATTATCGAGAAATCGACGATGAAAACGTCATCGTTGGTGAGAGTGCTAATTCTGATGGCGAAATGCTTGACCAGACGGTTATTGACCTCAGAACGAATGCCCCTACAGGAGGTATAGTATGAGTAATTTTACTACACAGGTTCGGTTTATCTGCGAGAATTACGCAGGGTATGATGAATCAAAGGGCTATGCCTCAGTTGACAGCATTCTTGAAACTTCAGCGCCGTTGGTATTTGATTTCCCATTTCCGTTTTATGGGACTGCTAGCGAACGTAAGGCATTGGAAGTTAAAATCCTACGGCACTACTATACGAGAGAAATCTGCTGTGAAACTGTAGGAAGATGGAAGCTGTTTCTTGAAGACAGAATGAACAGCATTATGCCTTACTACAATCAGCTGTATAATAGCGCTAAACTTCAATTTGACCCGCTGAAGGATACTAACTATAGTGTCAATCATGACGGTGATATCACTAGTCACGGTGTAACTAACGGCCAGGCTACCAGAGATGCTGAAGGCACTCGTAACTCTGTAGATGGCGGTCAGGATGTTAAGCAGTGGAACAGGGCTGAAAAGTTTAACGAGTGGAATCTGTACTCGGATACACCTCAGGGTGGAGTACACGGAATCCTTGGTGCGGAAGATGACCCTAGTCTTGGAAGCAATGGTTACCTCACTGACGCTAGACACATCATCCATGACGGCACTGGAACGAATGGTGCTGAAACCAGCGTATATGGAAGAACTAACGACACTACCACTGAAGAGCACGATGAGACAGCTAACCATGTTACCACTGATTCTACCACTGATAATAACTATATCGAGACAGTTGAAGGAAAACGAAATAGCATGACTTACAGTAAGATGCTTGAGGAATATCGAAAAACCATGTTGAATATCGACAAAATGGTAATCGATGAGTTAAAAGATTTATTCTTCACCCTTTGGGAATAAGGAGGAAAAACAATGAGTGCAGATTTTAACCATATTCGACCGTTTAGGTTCTGGTGTCAAAAGGTGCTTCCACTGGTGTATGATGACAGCCTCAGCTATTATGAGTTGCTTAATAAGGTGGTCAAGTATCTCAACGATGTAATTGAGGATGTGAACGCTCTCGGAACAGCCTTCCAAGCGCTTGAGGATTCTCTCAATCATTACGTAGAAGATGTAGTCGAAGAGCGCCTTGACCAGATGGTAGAGGACGGTACTTTGGATGACATCGTTTCGGAAGTACTTGACGATAAGTTCGATGAGTATACGGCTACCACCGATGCTAGAATCTCGTCACTGTCTTCTACAGTATCTAACCATACTACCAGATTGAATGACCATGGCACTAGACTTTATAATATCGAGTCTACTCTGGCAACCTCAATGGTAACGCTACCGCATATCAATGCAACCAGTATCAATGCTGAAAATCAGTTCACTAAGAACAGTGTTACTGCTTGGCTGAGATATGTTAGTAGCCATTACGGTGAATCGCTCAATGCCAGACCGTTTATGGGCAAGTATACGGCCAGTATTACAATGCTAATCATCGGTTTTGCTTATCACTTCACAAACCTCATCGATGGTCTGCCGGATTACAGCGAGTTTATCATTCTGGCATGGGGCGGTTCGAGGCTGTATACTTTCGGAACTAACAATGGTGTAGTTTACCTTAAGGCTACGCAGGCTCTTACTGACTATACTGACCCCAGTTCTTTGACCGTGATTGATATTGGTGATACGTCTGGGCATTCGCTCAACGGTGGTGATAATGGCTCTAGTACAGATGAGTATACTGGTGATAATACTGATGAACAGGAAGCTACTCCTGTAGAGGAAGAAGCTGAGGCTGAAGAAGTTCCTGAAGAGGAAGTTGAAGAAGCTCCTGAAGAGGAAGCTGAGGAAGCCATTGAAGAGGAATCCAGTGTCGAAGCTAATGAAGAGCCTAGTAAAGAAGTCAATGAAGAGCCTGCTGTTGAAGAATCTAACGAAGAGGCTAGCGATGAATCAGATGAACCTCCTGTAGAGCATCCTGATACAGAGGGTATGGAACTCTGAGGTACTATAACGGTGACGTG